ATGAAGCTTTATTGGGTATTATTTGGACTATCACTGGTTTCGTTTGGAACTCTAGCGGGTCATCATCTCAGTGATAGTCAGGTAAAAAAGGAAATCATCAAGGAGTCTATTGAAGGTTATCCTGGGGTGTGTGCGTGCCCATATAACCACACAAGAAACGGCAGTTCCTGCGGGCGTCGAAGTGCGTATAGCCGCAATGGGGGTTTTGATACGGTTTGTTATCCCTCTGATGTATCAAAGAAAATGATTAAGGAGTGGCGCTCCGTTCATGAGGGTTAATGGCGGTGGTTTTTGCGGCATAGTGCTTGCTCCTTTTTCGGAGAGGCACTATCCTTCAACTTGTCTAAGGTATGAAGTCTAGGGCCTCGGTTAAACAGAAATGTTTTCCGGGGCCTTCGTCTTTCTGGCCTTTGGTGAACCTCCGACCAGCGTCGAAGGCACCCGCGGCTATTCTACTCATTTTTCTTCTTGCTGCACGATTAATCGTTTGTTGTTGTCGGCGTTTGCCAGTTGACCAACTGTGAATTGACAAAAAGCCCGCAGTTTTGACGCCGCGGGCTTTGTTTTTGACTTCGTACACAACCAGAAATAGGGTGCCTTACGACCACTACCTTCAACAACCGAATAGCGGGGGAACTTTTCCCCCGCTGCGGTTTCTTACTTACTGCTTACACTGTAAGAACGCCGCAAACTCCGCGCCTCCTAATCGCATGTGCAGTTCACATAGTGAACCGTGTAACATCCAGACTATGAGTACCACCGCAACACAAATTGTGATGGTGGACAGCGATTTTTGCGACATAGCGCTTTACTCCTTATCGGAGAGGCGCTAACCTTCTAATTGTCTAGGTTAGTTGGCTAGAGCCTCGGTTAAACAGAAATGTTTTCCGGGGCTTTCGCTTTTCTGGCCTTCAGGTGATCCCTCCGACCGGAAAGTCGAAGGCACCCGCGACTATTCTACTGTTTTTTCTTCTGGCTGCACGATTAATCGTTTGTTGTTGCTGACGTTTATCCGTTGACTGACAAAAAAGCCCGCGCGGATTGTCCGTGCGGGCTTTGATTTTTGTGATAATGTTCATGTCCTGTAAAGGGTGCCGAAAGCTAATGCCCGGACAACAAACCGGCCGGGAAATCCCGGCCGGGGTTGCACTACTTACCAGGATTGCAGGCCATGAAAGCCGCCAGTTCCACGCCGCCGCCGCTGTAATGAATCTCGCAGATGCGGTTGCGTGTCATCCAGGTTAACGCCAGAATCGTCACCGAAGCGATGACGGCCAGGCAGATAACGCCTTTTAGTTGTGGTGGCTTCATAGCCTTTTCTCCTTGCCTAATGGCAGGTAAGAGGCTACGATTATGTTGTTCATGCATAAACGTTGGCCTCGGGTTAATTAACATTAGCTCGGGGCTTTCGCTTATCTGCTTCAGGAAAACCGAAGCAGACAGCTCCGGCACCCGCGACTATTCTACTGATTTCTTCCCGCCTCGCTACGTAAAGTTTCACGTAATCCGCTCGTATTTCCACGAAAGTTAAAATTTTGCTGCTTTTGTCGTTGCTTTCGTGAGTGGTTTTTGTTTGCGCCTGAAAATAGTTTTATGGTGGAACTGTGTAACGCTGTGCCAAAACGATCCTTACTCGATCTTTTGTTTTTCTGTTTTATTTCATTGTGTTATGTGGTTCTGTTGCGCGGTGCTTTGGCGGCGTTTAGATCCTGTAAAATGACGAAAGCAAAAAATAGTTTTGTTTTTCAGTTGGTTATTTTTTCTGTTAGATCCCTTTTTAACGTTAATTTGGCAAACATTGGCAATCTTTGACACTCTGTGCCAAACCGCTTTTTTGTAAAGCGCCAGTGCTGGCGCGGTCTGGAGTATCGTTTTGCGCAATTTTTTTTGGCAAAAAATTTTTATCGCAAAGAGTGCAAGCGCGGGGGGCTTGCGCCGCTGCCGTCATTTGTCCTCGTTGCGCCGTCAAATCTCCGCGTAGTGTGCGCGTATGCTTTCAGGCGTTACGAACAGAATTTAAGATCGCGATGTTTATTTATTTAAAATCTGCTCAGAATGCGATACAGCGCGTCTGGTGAGGGGGGATGGCTCAGGCGAGAAAGCCCGGAGTATCGGGCTTTCGTCTGGTTCGATGAGCGATTTTTATTGATGTGCGAATGATTGAATGAAGTGTGTATTTTTCTGTGTTTTGTTGGCACGCTTCTTGACGTGATGATTACTGTTTAATCACCGTGCTGTACTTCACTTTCAGGTCGCCTGCCTTTGATGCTGTGGCATTTATGCTGCTGCTGTTGGTCGGCTGGGATGAGCCGTTATTGGTATGAGTGTGTTGTGCTGTCTCTTGCGCCAGTTGCTGAACGGTGTCGCATAAGTCCAGCATCAGGGTTAGCGTGTTGATGGCACTACTGCCAAACCAGACCTGCGGAGCGATTATCTGCTGCATCTGGCCTGCGACGGATTTTTTTATCTGGCCAATCTTTTCTTCCAGCGTCTGCGTCACGTTATGCGTGGCGTTCTGTGCTGCCGTTGTCCATGTTTCGGCGACGTCCAGTTCGGCGCTTTTGGCGTGCTGCATCAGTTTTCTGCTGGCGGCGACGACATAATCCCCGTCTGCAATGTGCTGTATATGACCGCTCATGAGCCTGTGAGTACCGAACACTGTCATGGTGCTGTTGGCCTTCACGGTAACGTTACGCGTGGTACTGGTGCGCGTTTCGGACGTGTTCTCAATGGTGCGGGTGGTGGATTTTTCGCGAATCCCCTGATCGGTTTCTCGCTGCCAGCTACCGTCAGTGTGTACGCGCTGGAAGACTTCCGCGCGTTGCTGTTGTAGCTGTTCTCCGGGTTTTATGTCCGGCAGGATCTGGCCACTGGCGTGGGTGCCGGTGATGATGGGTTTATCCGGTCTGCCGTCAACATGCGCCAGCGTGACCAGTGTACCCACTGGCGGATACTGAAACATACCGGATTCGCTACCGGCCATCGGTACGGGAACCGGCACGGCGTTATATACCGGCGTGTCTCTGGCCGGACTGCCGTTCTCGTCGAGTAGCTGCACGTTGACGGCGTAACGCGGGCGAAATTCATCATGTAAATCGCCCCGGGTGGTATTTTCTGTCGGGGCAATGACGCGGCCCATGCGTGGAAGATGTGTTTTATTGCCCAGTTCCGGATAAAGGGTTTCAATCTGGCGTTGCATGGGGGACTGACGACCGTCGTCCCAGTTAATAATCATGCTGTCGCCCTGTAGCTGAACCATGTTTATACGGTGGTTGTTTACAACCACGCCGGGGCGAATTGTGGGGATCGTCTGAATTGACCAGCCATTAGCACCGTGAGCGCTTTTTGTTATCCCGACCGGCAGTTGTACCGGACGTTTTGCGAAACGGCAGTGGGCAAAGCTGCCGATGTAGATGATGCCATCTATCGACGGATACCAGACATAATCCGGGATACTGAAGGCGCGTCCAAGCAGGGCCATCAGTTGATAGCCGTTTCCGTTATGGGTCAGGTGGGGAACAGGGGTGGTAATGTAGTCCGCACCGGGCAGTTGCACTCGTAGCCCGGTGTTGTCTTCGATGTGTTTTGCGACCTGTTCCAGCGTCGGGTGCTGCATGGAGACACTGAGCGGATATTGCAGGATGGCGGCGGCTTCCCGCACCATCAGCTTACGCAGTCCTTGCCCTGTATGGCTGTCGCTTTCCACATACCCCGAAAACCATTTCACCGGCTGATCGTTGTAGCCAATGGACAGTTCAATTTGTTTGCCCCGAAGTGAACCCTCTGTGTCAGGTATCTGCACGGTAATAAAACCTGTACCGGCACCGTTGAGGCGAAGTACAATATTTTCGTCCACGATGGGGACGAATTTACCGCCAATACTGAGATCACGAATCGGTTTCATTGCCTGCCGGGCCTATCCATTTATTAAGTTTATCTGACACATTCCAGAACCAGCCGTGTTCTTCCTGTTTACCGTCTTTTGAGTCGCTACCCGCTTTTGCCGCCTGCGCGTGCTGGTCGACACTCTGACTACCCGCCGGGCCTCGCCCAATGGCTTTTTCTGCGCTGCTGAGTTTCTCTTTCAGGGTGAAGTCCACTTTCCAGGCCATCAGCCCTGTTTCAGGTGTGGCGCCTACCGCGCCTGAAAAAATCCCCTGCTGCATGTTGACCGTTTTTGCGTCCATGTTGCCGATGCGATAAACCTGCTGCGCGCCACTGGCGGTTTTAGCTTCCGCCAGGCGAAAAAGCAGGGTCAGTGCTTCCGGCGTCTCAAACGGGATAAGGCCGGATACCTGTAATTCTTTGGCTTTGACGCCCTGTTCTGAAGTGGCGGTGGATGAGGATTTACCGGAAGCGTCCTTGTCCTTAATGTTGAGTTTTACGCTGACGCTGAGGCGCTTTAACGGGATTATCTGGCCGTTAAGAGCAAGTAACGGGGTGGTGTTCTGGCTCATATCATACCTTCGTTATCCAGTTCATCATGCCCGACAGATCGCCAGCAAAAAGATGGGCGTATGTCAGTGCTGAGGTGGGCTGCGGAATATTTTTCATCATTTCCATGCGGGCCACGACTGCATCGCCGGTATGCACAAACGCAAATACTTTTGCAACCTTGTCGCCAGTCCCCGCCAGTTGGTGAGTTATCTGTTGTTGCAGTTCCTGTCGTTGTGCCTGAAAACCGGATAATGCATTTTTGAGGTCGTCCATTGATGCCAGTCCTTCCGCTTTCATGGCGTCAAGTGCAGCGCTGTTACTGACGGCGTTCTGTAGCGTACTGACGATGAGTGGTTGCGGTACTGGTAGCCCGCTTTGTGGGGTCGCCGGGATCTGCATCCGGGTTATTGCCTGGGTGAGCTGTGTTCTGGCACGTCTGAGCGTTTGGGTCAACGAGGGTAGCGGCAGGGTATCAGCCAGCGATGACAACTGGCGAATAAGGCCCGTTTGATCGCTGTCTGCTATCATGATGATGACGATGTCGCTGTCCCCGGCCAGCCCTGAAAGTTTGCTGTTAAGGTGGGTTATTGCATTAACAGGGCTTAAATAAGCTCCGTCCGTTGTGATATGCCCTGCCTCCACATCCCACGGATGCACCGCCAGCGACGAACAGGTAACGGATTTGATATCCTTCGCTGATAATGCCAGTTGTGCCGGAAACCACATAATTTACTCCTGTTTTGTCAGGGGCTTCTCTGGTTTATCGGGCCATTTAATGGCCTTAAAACCGGCCTCGTTTTTCACATCGCTTAAATCCAGTGCCTTTAGCGCTTTGATATACGTCATCCACTTAACCAGACAGGCCTTATCCTCGTCGCTGATAATGCCGAGTGATAATTCAGTGCGCCAGTCTGCCGTGGTGTCGTTAGCATCATCCAGCAGGTTCTGGCGCTGTGATTCGGCCTTTTTGTGGTAGTCGACGGGTACAGGCGACACAACGCCATCCACAAAGCGCCACTTACCTGAAATATCGCAACCATCAGGCAGTTCGTCAGTATCAACCACGGAAAAGCCAACCGGATACAAACGGGATGCTTCTTCCGAAATGGAACAAATAACCCCGGTTGCTGGTTCAATACATAATTTGTATTTCTTTGTGAATTTATCCAGTGAGTCGTAAAAATCCAGACCGTCTTCACTGCGGAAATACTGCACGCCATTACCATATTTCGGCGTTTCCGGGTAATAACGGGATACGTTTTTTAATTCCATCATATTTATCCTGCAATTGTGCGCCAGCCATTAATGTAAATCTGCAACGGGCGGTACGTGGTAAAAACGCCGTATTTGGTGGTGGGGTCGTGTCGGGCATTGGTCAGGACACAACCCGCAGGCGCTTCAGCGGGGCCGTATTCATCAATTTTGCCGGGGGATACCGGCGCGCCACGCTGGACGTTCTGAACATAGCGGGCGTCGAAATTACCGTAATTATCCGGAATAACTTGTCCATTAACAACAAACTGAATACTGCCATCAGTATTTCGCTGGCTGTATAAATGCCATCCCTGGTCGTCGCCAAGTTCAATAACTGTTGGGCGGTTTCCTCCGTCGCCCCACAAATTAAACCCGGCATTTAGTGCTGAATTATTAGTACTCGACAGCCACAGCCTTTTCCCGTCGCCAGCGTGTACCGCGTTAATGACAAACAGTGTGCCGGGCTGAATGCGCGCCACAAGCTGCCCGTTGGCGTAAAAATCTAATACTCCGTCTGCGTTTTGTTTAATCCCTGTGTCGTTATCACCGATGGCGATGGAACTACCGCCCAGCGCGTTGTCAGTATTCACACCAAAAGCTGACGTCTGCGGCAGTGTCAGTTTCCCTGTCATGGCGTCGCCGGTTTTCTGAACTGCGCCAGCGGCCTGTTTTACCGTTTCCGTTAAACCCACGTTTTCGATAAATTTTTGCTTGTCGGGAATGTCGGCGCCGTTCTGGTCTTTTTGCATGGCGCCCGTAATGCGCGCATCGTCACCAGCGGCAACGGTACCTTTGGTTGTGCCCGTGTCACAGGTTGCGCTGCTACCGAGTCCGAGATGTGTTCTGGCGTCGGATTGTGCAGATACGCCTTTGTCGGCGATTTCTTTCAGGTTTCCTGCCTGGGTCAAAAACTCCCCATCCAGCCGATCGCTTAATGGCTGTCGGGTTTTACGAATATCGGTAATGTCTCCGCTGGCGGATATTGTGGCGACAGGTTCAACGTAATGCGCCTGACCCAGACTGTCGGTATAGTCTGCTGTTTTCTGGCTGGTCAGGGTGAATGTGGCTTTATTTTCTCCGGTCAGCGTGCCGGTTAATGCCGCATCAAGATAAACCGTTTGTACCACGCCCGTCGGATAAGTCAGCGTACCGGCAGCGTCCAGTTCCACGCGTAATCCGCGCAGATAAGCGATGCCCGGCGCAAACGAGGCCTGCCCCGTCCCGCTGGCGGTAAGTCTGAAGGCGTCGTCAAAAAACAATCCCGGCCCATAGATATCCAGCGCGGCTTTACGTGTGGCTTCATCCATGCCGTGAAGTCGTGCAGTAAAATCAATCTGCCAGGTGCTTACCGGTGTGGTAATTCCGGTTGACGCGCTGGCCCCTGCGTATTCCATCACTTCGGAATAGACAAGCGTGTTTCCCTGCTTCCCGTTTGCGGTTTTTATTTTCTCCTGGGGATGGAGATATACCACCATACAAAGGGTGTTAGTGGCGCTGCTTACCAGCCCCATCCAGTTAAAGGTAAAGTCACCTGTGGATTCCGGCAGGGTAATGGAATAGGCAACCGCGTTTTCGTTTACCATACCTGCCCGATCGACGTCCTGGCGGTGGACGATCTGCGTATCCGGGGGCAGGACTTCTGTATCCGGTGGGGTGGCGTCAACGTTCAGGCCAGGGATGTTTGCGAAGACAAACTGGTCAATAAGAATACGCTGCCCGCCTGCGGCTTCCTGCGCTTTAAGTTGTTCAAAGGCTGAAGTGATAACGCTCTGGGTCATTATTTATCTCCGAAGCATAAAAATAACGGTAGCCGCCATGCCAGTATCCATAACCGAGCAGGGAATCTGTGGTCGTGATTATCTGGATGTGATAGCGTCGGCAGGTGCGCCCGTACTGGTGAATTATCTGATTCAGTAATGCGGTATTGTCTGATACCTGGCTGTCCGTCAGACGCAAAAGGATAATGTCCCAGTCAATACCCGGCTGGCGTTCCTGAATTTCCACAAAGCCTATTTCCAGACGTTCAAAGATCGCTTTAAATCCCGCCACGCTGCCCGCATCCTGTGCGTTAATAAAGGCGTATTTCACGCGCTTTCTGTACAGTGGCAGCGATTCGCCATCAAAACGGGAAATGTCGTACTGCCAGGCGATCAGGTTCAGGATGCTTTCAGCGCAGGTCAGCGGGTCGGTCTGGCGTAGCGGCCATGTAACCCATCCGTGTACCTTAGTCCAGAACCGGGTAAAGGCATTTTTCAGGCGAACCACGTCTCCGCGATTCAGCCAGGAAGGTAATTTAATATCCGGGAATTTATCAGGCATTTACTACCTCTGTCGTCAGTGTGTTCAGGCGGGGAACCGTCAGGGCGCTGACAATATCTCCCAGGGAAAATGTCACCGAGTCCACCAGGTCGAATGTATTGTGCAGCTCGCGTCCCAGTTGTGAGAACGAGAACCGGCTGTACGGCCATGTGCGGGTTACGTCGTAGTTGCTGTTTTCACGGAATGCGCAACGGATGAGGTTCTCAATCCCGGATTTCAGGGCGGTAATATCGTCGTTGCTGATATTGGATAAATTTTTAACGTACACCGTGACGGCCAGGTCATGGCGTGTTTCCGGCATGGCAAAGCAGCACATATCATCGCCGTGTCCATGATGTCCCTGACTCATAATGTAATCGTTAACCCGGTCTATATAGGGTTGTGAAATCACCCCCGTATCCAGCAGAAGGTAGGCGTTAGCGGTGCCCGGCCCGCGCGGGGCGTCATGCAAAAAGAAAATTCTGTCGATGGTTAGCCCGGCCTGTGCCGCTATCAGACTGCGGTAAACGGCATCGGTGTGGTAGCTGCCAGCCAGGTTAAACTGATTGCGGCAACGGTCTTTCAGTTCGTCGTCGTTTTCCTGGTTTGCGCCCGGCGTGGTCAGCCAGTCGTCGTCATTGCGCACACTGGCGATACCATCAATCGCTTTTGGCAGGATCTGGTAGTAGCCGGGCGCGAGGTTAAAGGCTGTACCGCTGTCGGTTGCCGTCACGTCGATAAGGGCGCTTTGGGTTCCTGCGGGGATAACAACCTGTTTATCTGTTGCCACGGTATAAATAACGCCATTGATGCGTTCGGTCTGAATCAGCGTACCGGCGGGTACCGTGACGCTGTTGTCCGGACTGGCTTTGGTAAAGGTGATTTTACCGGCGGCGCGGGTGGCGCTTTTGCGGGTCAGCTTGAGGGCGGCGGCGAACAGGTCAACGAACGGCCCGGACGCGGTCATTAAAAAGAGATTGCTGATGACATTGTTAAGCAGTGCGTCCACTATCCACAGGTAGGGTTTAATGACCAGTAACTGGATAATGCGCCAGAAGGGCGACATGCGTGATGTGTTGGTGACGAGCTTTTCTTTGTCCGCCGCCTGTTGCAGGGCATCGCGCACGTCAGCCTCATCGAGTGGCATACCGCTTTCACGGAGTATTTTTTTAAAGTCGATATCATTCGGCATAGCTTACCCCCTGGCTGAGTGGGCCAAAATCATACGTTTCGGCAGTGATAAGCAGATGGCCACGCCGTTCTTCGTCGATAAAGACAGTGCCGGGTATCAGACGTTCGTCTTCTTCCAGCAGAATGACCATTTGTGTAAATAAATCAGCCCTGAGCGCCGGGCTGTTTTCTGCGATCAGTCGGCAGGGCAGACCGCTTTCTGTCAGGGCGTGAACCATATCCTGAGCAATACTCTGACGGTTGTCGCACAGTACCGGCTCGCAGGCGGAATTGAGCGTTAAATCACCGTCGGTTATCAGAAGATCGATATAAAGTGACTTATCAGTCATTTGTTACCCCGCCGCCAGTTCCTGATATTCCGCCAGTTGCCCCGGCGTTGGCATGGTGTCCACGTTCAGATTTTCAATATGGACGCCGCGATCGATGTGAGTGGCGCTCTTGTTGGGGGCGCTACTTATCTGATGGCTGACCGGCCCACCCTGGATGGGGGCGGCATGGTTGCCTGTAATGAGTGTGGGGGCGGAGGTCGGGGCGATATCCTGTTGCGCCGTACTGATATTCACGCCGGGAATTTTGTTCAGCTTTTCAACGATCCAGTTCCATGTTCCGGTGAACGTGCTTTTAATTGATGCCCAGATCCCGTCAAACAGCCTGCCGATCCCCGCCGCGATGGTGCCGAATGTGTCAGCCAGCGAGAAATTTTTAAACCAGTTGGTTAGCGTATTCCAGCCGTCTTCTATGCTTTTCCATGCGTTATCAAACCATCCCACCACCGCGTTAACGACTTTCAGTAATATGTGAAATGCCGTTGTGTCCATAATGGCGGCTTTAATGTCATCCCAGTATTTGATCGCGAAGTAAATCCCCACGGCCAGCGCGGCAATGGCAAGCAGAATCAAACCAATCGGAGAGAGTAAAAAGCCCAGTCCCATACCTGCAAACCGGGCGGCAATACCAAACAGGCGCATGGCAACGGTACAGGTACGTAACACCACGTTCCAGGCGGCAATGGCGACCTTACAGATCCCCGCCCAAAGCGCGATCAGTTTTGACCACATCCAGACGGCTTTTTCCTGAATCCATAGCGCCATCAGGCCAATACGTGTTGAAAGCAGGGAAGGGCGTAACAGGTTTAACGTGAAGATTAACCCCTTCCATGCGCCACCCAGTACCCAGGCGATACCGCCGAGCCCCTTCATGATAAAACCGAAAGTTCCCATGGTGATATTGGCAAGCGCTCCGACGGCGGCAAAGGCGAGGGTCATTGCTGTGATGTATCCCAGCCAGCGGGCAATATTGGGGAACGTATCCAGCCATTTCATGAAGGCTTTACCGCCAGCAATGATTTTTTGCAGGAAGGGAGCCAGGACGGGATCGAGTCGCAGACCGATACTGACGCGCACCTGTTCCAGTAAAGAATTGACCTGATCCCACGGGTCAACCATCTTTTTAGCCATTTCGATGGCTTTATCCATGCCTTTAATGTTGCCTAATGTGTTGATGTTCTTTTTCAGTCCGTCAACGTCACCTGCCAGCAATTTAATCATGGAAACGGCTTCATCACTGCCGAAGGCTTTTTTCAGCAGGTCAGCATCAGCAACTTTTGATAAATCACCAAATTTCCCTTTAATCAGATCGATAATATCGGTGATGCTTTTTGCGCTGCCGTCTTTATTGGTAAAGTTCAGGCCCAGAACCTTTTGTGCATTTCCGATCCCGGCCAGGAACGATTTATATTTTGTCCCCGCTTCGCTGCCGGACATGGTGGACTGGAGTTGTCCGAGCACCGCGAACTGTTCGGCGGCGGATGCTTTCATTGCTTGCGCGTTAGCGCCCAGCGCGGTAAAGGCGGCTGACATTTCGCTACCTGTGGTTTTGAATAACTGCACAGCGGTCGCTGTCTGGCCTGCGATTTGTTGTACCCACTGCGTGCGCCCCATTTTTTCTGCGGTATTTTTGAAAATACCGTACATGGTGCCCATGTAGTTGGTAATGGTTGCCGAGTCTGATTTGGTGGCTTTTGCCAGAACCCCGGACGCCTCTGTAAATTTTGGCAGTTCGTCACCCTGAAGCCCCGCGATGGCGGACTGAATATCGTAGGCGCTGCGGACAAAGGCGCTGGCGCTTTCGCCATAGTCGATGGCGAAGTTTTGTGACGTTTTACGCAGTTGATCCAGAACTTTATTTGACACATCCAGTGAACTGACTTCCGCGAGTGCGGCCTCCATATCGCGGGCCGGATTCACCATACCTTTCAGCCCCTGACCCACACCCCATAATCCGGCAATGCCAATACCAATACGTCTGAAGCTGGCCTCTGTTTTATCCGCAAAGCCCGTCAATGCCGACTGCGCCTGTTTTAAGGGCTTCGTCAGCTTATCAACCAGGCTTAACGTAAAATCAAGTTCAGCGGCCATTTATCCACCTTTAAACGCTCTTGCAATGCCGTTATTGACGGCGATGCTCATGTTTTCCCAGTGACGGTTATCCAGCCATAATGCGGCGGCAATATCTTCCGGAGAGTCTTCGCCGTCCGGAAGATAATGTCGGCGCAGTATCAGGTACTGCGCGTAGCCGTTACGTTCGATGCCGGACAGCGCCGCCTTTATTTTTTTACGGTGATATCCAGATCGACGGCGAAGTTTTCATTAAGTTTTGCGGCGATCTGGAGTGCGGCGCCCGGTCGATCAATGACTTTACTCAGACTTTCCCTGTCTTCCGGATGCACGCAGCGCGTCAGGTAGTTTTTCGCTGGTGCGATCTTGTTATCCATCGTCATTTCGTTAACAAATTTGTTATAGATGGCTTCGGTCGGGATAAAGCGAATGTCAGTCCCTGCAATGGTCAAAGTGATAGTGCTGTTGTCTTCGTTCTGCATGATGTGGCTCCTGTTAATGACATTGTTCGTTAATGTACTGTTGCAGGCCTTTTACCTGTGCCGTAACGGCTCTGGCTTCGGTTCTGAGACGCTGATAATCCCGTTCAGCGTCCGGAGTAAGTCGGGCGGTGGCTGCATCAGTTGCGCCGGTGGCGGTGGTATCACGCGTGGCGGCGGGCATACAGACGGCGTGAAGCTGCAACCGGCGGCGGCCAGCGGCAAGATCAGCGCGTAACTTTTCAGATTCAGCATGTGCATCGGCGAGTTCCTGTGTGTATTTCGCGTCAAGGGCGGCGTTCTGGCGCTGGCGCAGCGTCATATCGTCAATGGTTTTTTGTCGGGCACTGGCAAGCGCCACCGCCTTCCTGCGGGCTTTTTCTGCCCTGGTGTAGCGACTGTGCCAGTGGTCAGCCGTGAAGCCGAGAACGGCCACGGCGGCGACCATGAAGACGATAAAGGCGAGCGTTGCGCGGTTCATGCGGCTCGTTCCCTCAGTCGCTTTTCCTGCTCGCGGCAGAATGCCTGTTTCAGGGCTGACGCCAGTAACATAAACACCGCCAGCACGTACCAGTTAAGCCACACCGCTATGGCGACAAAGGCGAGATCGCTTATCAGGTTGTAAGCGGCCCATAACAGGGGGCGGTGCGTGTATTCTTCTGCTGTTTTCCCGGCAACATCAGGATGCAGATACGCCAGAATTCCGGCTATTGCAAATACCCACAAAAGACCGTGTGCGGTGGCTGTAGCCCCTTCGATGTTCATACCGATACCAACCGCAAGCAGTGTGGCCACGATGAGATCGGTTAAGATATCTGGCAGATATTTCATGGCTTACCTCATACCCGCCCAAGAAACATCGCCCGCTCACGTCCGCGACGCGGGGCAAGAAGGGTCGGGTTGTTGCCTGAGCGAGTCCGTTTCAGGAAGTCATCGGCCGCGGCGGCGTAGTTGCCAGCGTTCAGGTGGCGGCGAACGCTGGAACCGATAAAGGCGTTAGCGCCGATGTTAAAAATCAGACTGCACAACGCGTCATACTGATGCTGGTTCAGTTCAACCGTTACCCGGTCGGCGATGCAGCGCTCCACCCAGGACAGATCATCCTGTAGCAGCCTGCTGGCGGTGTCCGGGGTGATGGTCATCCCTTTATGGATGGCGATACCGTCCACTTTTCCGGTATGCCCGGTGCCAATAGTCCAGATGCCGCGCGAGTCCTGGTAGGCGGTCAGTCTGCAACCCTCTTCGTGTTCAAGCGCGGCTAATCCGCGTGCTGACATTTTCATTCTTCGTTTTTCCCTGCAAAGTGTTTTGTGAAAACGACGCCCAGCGCCCGGATGTGCTCAACGCCGATAAGACCAATCGCCGCCCCGATCCCCACGCGCCAGTCCTCAGATAACCAGGTGACCGGAAACGGTTTAATCACCGTGAATGCCGCAACGGCCAGCAGGCAACATAACGGCACTTCCAGCAACAGACGTCGCCAGCTTTTGCCTGTGTAAAACACCCTGAGCGCGGCAATAGCGGCGGTGATTAACAGGCCGTCCAGCGGGATATCGCCGTTTTCCCAGTCTTTAACCAGTAACCACCACTCATGCCAGTTATGTGGCCCGTTGTTCATGCTGCTGCCCTTAACGGTTCATCAGGTCGCGTACATCGGTGGCGCTGAGGATGGGGATACCATCAATTTTTACGAACTCAGGTGACGTCACCAGATACTTAATTTTGTGACTCAGTGAGTCGCCCCCTTTACTGTCAATGTTCAGCAGGTTGCTTAACACAAGCTTGCAACCGAAGGCTTCAACCCTGAGTTCGGTCTTCGCGGCCTGAGCAAAGAAGAGGAAATCGGCTTCTTCAATATCGCGCCAGCTTCCCGCTTCGCGCGCCGCTTCGCCCAGAAGCTGAAAATTAACAGTATCAAGCTCCAGTTCACCGCTGGCTTCCGCGTCGCCGCGCACCCAACCGTTGGGGACGCCACGTTCCTGGATGGCTTTTGTGTTATCCGTCACGTCAAGAGTGATAGTCTTGACGTGAATGACGCGGCCATTAAAAGACACGTCAAAGCTCATGCCGCTGATGCGTTCTGTGCTCATGAGTTACTCTCCGCTTTCGTCCAGCATGATGCTGATGGTGATTTCTTTCGGGCAGTTATATGGGCGAACCACGATCGCAATCTGCACCTTGTCTTTTTCCGGCCATGTAATCTGTACGTCGCCATCCCGTGGTGACATACACAGTCCGGGGAATACCGTTCCGTTAATTTTCAGGCTCTTCGCCCCGTCGCGCATGGGCTTCGCAAAAAGCTGTTGGTGCGCAGCAATGCTTACCGGGGTTGAATTCAGTGACCTGTCGGCAATTTTGGGGATCGCCAGCAAACGCACCTGGCGGGCCATTTCGTCAGCAACGCGCAGATATTCGATCGCCTGATAATCGCCGCCATCCACATCGAGCGTCACACCGTCGGCCCAGTAGTAGCCTTCATAATCCGGATACCAGGTTGGCACACTGAAGCGCGCCATGTTCAGGGCTTTAATGGTGGCAATGTCCAGTTCCCGTTTATCGCTGTCCTGCGGCTTGTCATTACGGCCCATATTGACCAGTGCGCCTGTAGCGACGCGGGCAGGGGAGTCGGCAATTGTCACTGACGGGTTGCACAGGCGACCGGCGAGAAGTCCCGGCTCGTTACCGAACAGCATCGGGGGAAGCTGCACGGCATATGCGGCAATCCCCTTTTGCAGTGCAGTCATGGCGGCGACGTATTCAGCCCATTTTTCGCCTGTACCGCAGCCACGAACGGCCAGAATGAACCACGTCCAGCGCTGGTATTTGTTGATGAGTTCTTCCCGTAACTGCTGCGCTTTATTGATATCGTCGGTGGTGGCGTCGTTAAGTACCACCACAACACCTTCCGCCGAGACGGTGGCCTGCGCAGTCCTGACCACATCAATCCACGTTCCCGCCACGGCATCAGACTGCGCGGTCTGCGCTTTACCGGCTGGTTGTGTTTTTTGCAGTGTTGCCAGCCAGATCATGGCGCTTTGTCCGGCGTTATCCAGAAAGGCCTGGAGGTTGTTACGTAACGGTGAAGCGTCAGTGCCTAACAGGGTGTCAAGGTCGGTTTGTGCAGTAACCGGCGTCGGGGGAATGATTGTTGTGTGTTCGCCCACCATCAGTAGCGTGCGGGCAATGTCACGCTTACCACCCTGGCGGGTGTTAAGCTGGTTAATGACGACCTGTGGAAATGTCATGGGTTATTTCCTCTTAATGTCCTGTGGTTTTGTCTGCCAGCCAAAGTTAATCCCCTGCAACTGTCGGGCCAGTATCTGCGCAAATTCCTCGTTACTGACACCGAGAAACTGACGAGGGGGGATGGTAATCATCCAGTTGCTTTTTGACGGTCTGCCTTCCATGCTGCGGATAATGGTGCCCGCCTGGCCTTTTTGTAGTGAGGTCTGGATCTCCGCTGTTGATGGCTTGCGGCGGGTTCCTTCCTTTCTGCCTCTGACCGTGTAACCCAGCTTGCGTAGCTTTATCGCCTGGCGGCGGGTGCAGGGCTCCTTGTTGGCCTTCAGCATGGCGTCCGTTTTTAACTGTGACGCGTTCACCGTGAACGTGACGCCGTGGCTCTGGATATAACCTACCGCCCCCACGCTGATTTCCTTGTGGCTGTAAGGCTGGCGGTAGCTTTTGCCCGACGCGTAAATACGCACCGATGCAACTGACGGCATGTCATGCACCTTCAGGAATTTCGGGATACCTTTAAGCAGTGGCCGGTTGCCGTAGCGACGCTTTGCAAAGCCGCTACCGTCAACGTTCTTTTGTTCGCGAACGTGGCGCTTTGCTGCCGGAATCACGCCGCGTTTTGCGATACGCTGTAACAGGCGCTGGCGTTTTGCCGGAGGGAACTCACCGCTGGCCAGCATCGATCGCAACTGTTTAAACTGTGTTTTATTGAGTTCACCGTGCAGGGATATGTCCATTGTTTATCCCTTGCTTCTGACGGCTGAAACGGCAATATCTTCAGCTACCCATATTTCGGGCTTATCCAGTCGGTAACGGGTGCCGTTCATGGTGATAAGGCCGGTTTCGTCCGGAACCAGAATAATGGGATCGGCGAGCGGCATACTGATTGTTACTTCCGCGATGTTGTCGTCCGTGGGTTCGATGTTGATATCCGGCGCATCAAGTTCAAGCTGGCTGTAGAGGTCATTAGCCTGTTCGTCGCGCCAGATAAGCAGGGCGCATAACAGTAAATCAGGGTCAATCTGACGCCACGGCCAGCGTTGCCAGTCAAACACGGCGTTGTACTGGCGAATACCCATTCTCACTTGTTCCAGCCCCATGTTTTTCATGGCGGGCAAAAGGCGTATGTCGCTCATCCATGATTCGAAATAAGTATTGTCAAATACGGAGGCGTCAAAGACCTGGCGCAGCCAGGCATAAAGGCTGTCAAACTGGCTCATAAGATGTACACCCCCACGCGTCCCGCGCCCTGGATAGCACGCAGCACAAAGGCCGCTTCGGCAAGCAGGGTTTCGCGGGTGTCGTTACTGTCAATATTGCTGTCGGCGTGGCGGGTGTTCACCGCCGTAAATTCACCGAGAAGATCGGCTTTTGCGCGGGCAAAGACCGCTTTTTTGTACTGTGCGCAAAGGGCGTTTTCACCGTTAAGCTGCGGGCCTTCTGCGTCCGCTGCCTGTGTTATTCCCTGCATGGCGTAGCGGGATTTCACCCCGGTCAGTGCGGCATTCACCTCAAAGACGGCAGACAATAACGCCCGCTCTGCCAGTGAGGCGGGGATATCCAGCGGGATAGTGCGGCTTTGACGAAAATCAGCCATGACCAGATCCGGCCAGAAGCCATCATTGGTCAGTGCGCCGGTGGTGGCGTCTGTGTCCTGTTCTGCACTGTAGCCTGGTTTCAGGTTCATAGCTGACTCTCTGTACAGGTCAGGTCGGGCGAACGGTTCCCCGGCATGACTGACGCCTGAGCGTGTCATCCTCACCGTGCCCGCCTGAAGCCGTGGGGCTTTCGTTTATGCCGCATGTAACGCACGTAAACGGGCGGCTATCTTGTTTCGTATGGCGCGTACACCTGCTTTGGGTGTGACACTTTGTGCGCGGGCCATCCATTCATCGGCGGCGCGTAGTCTTTTCACGTCGCGGAGAGTGGCCGGGCTGGTCGGTTTGCCGTCGTCGTCCCGTAACAGGTTCAGTCCGGCGAACTTGTACCATCTGGCCACTATCTCTTCGTGCAGCGTCCAGTCTTCGCCGATATGGCTCATCACCCGGCTGAAATACGGCTCAACGGAAAGGCCGTCATCAAACTGAATCTGCGCCCACTGCATGACTTCATCGGCAACGAACGTTGGCAAATCGCGGTCAAAGCGTGACGGCATTGGCTGATTCTGTCTTATGGCGATATCGGCCCAGTCCAGGGCTTTATCTATCTCGCCGATATCAAACAGCCAGATAATGCACCAGACGAACGGGGTGTACCTGTACCCTTCGCCGCTTCGCAGCCAGGCTTCAATCGTTGGTGTCCAGCGCGGAAGCAGGGTCTCGCGTTTGTACGTCACACGATCGGCGTTGGTGGCACAACTGCTTACGGCTTTACAGTCGATATCCAGTTGCGCCAGTTGCAGATGAAGGCTGCCGCCAGCAGGTAGCGCGTCCCGGCGCTCCATTGCCTGTTGTGCGGCTATCCTCGCCCTGAATCGTTGCGCCGGGGTTTGCATACGTCAGTCCGTTACGCTGTCGGTTGCGGCTGGGCTTTTGTGTCCGGGGCGGTCTGGGGCTCCGGCAGTCCCGCCAGTTCGATGTTATCGAATGCGCCGTAGAGTTCGTCGTATTCGACCGCGCAGCACTGCATACGTAGCCAGTTGTTTTCGAAACGCTTGCGGTCATCGATCCAGCCTGAGCGACGCTGTTGCGTCCCGCTCTGGAAATACAGATGCAGATTGTGCAGGGTGGTGACGATAACGCGGTTATCCGGCATGAACGGCGGACTGTATGCCTTACGTCCGGCGATCTCGCGGTTCATGAGCTGGGCGGCGACTTTTTCGCTTGGGCGGTCAATGCGGTTCATCATGCTTACCGTGTCTGCGGCGATGATGTTTTGCGAGGCCAGCACAACCAGATCCGGATCCTGGCGGAATTCTGGTGGCAGGCAGGTGTAGATGATATCTGCTACAAGGCTGTCGACCGAGATAAAGTCTCCGCCTGTGGTCGAGCGGTTAAGGATCACCTTGTCGGTGATAATCTGCTTCGGGCTGCGTTCCTTGACAATCTGATGCCATCCGGGATGCACATCCTCGCCATTCGGGTAGGTTTTTGGATCGGTGTCGCCTTCTGCTGCGTGGGTGCCGTTAAGGGCTACGCGCAGCAGGTCGTTGGCAATGGACTTGTAAAAGAATGCCTGAAGGCGGTTGTAGAACTCGTTTTCAGTACCGGCATTTGCCCATGCGGTCAGGGTGGCATAGTCCAGGAATGAACCGGAATCCACTTCATACAGGCGGTATTCGTTACCGCTGACTCCGAGCGATTTGTTAAAACGTCCGTCAGTCTTACGCCCGGTGAATAAGCCCGGATTACCGGTGCTGATAACCTGTCCTACCAACTGATCAACCAGCATGACGTTGATAAGAGCAAGGAACGGGGCGGCGTTTTGCATGATTGCGTCACGCAGCATGGTTTCGCGTGGTGGCGCGATGGTAAAGAAGTTGTCTGCTGTGAATGTGCCGTTTGCTTTTGCAATTGCCAGCGAGTAATTACGCAAATATTTCGCTGCTTTTGTGGATAACATTTGTGGTGCGGCCATCGGTTTTTCTCCGGTTTGTAACTTTATTTGTTCTTTTCAATGACCGCTTACAGCGGCTCAAACTGTGCAGGTTGTCCGCTGGGTGCTGCGCCCGGTGTCGGCGTGCGCTGGCCTTCAATGACCGAAAAACGCTGACTCAGGTTTTCGATCGCGCTGGTAAGCGTTGTCAGTGTGGCGGCGTCGGCCTCATCATCTTTTGCGGTCGAGTGGGTGCTGAAATTCTGCGCTGCGGCTGGCGCTGGCTGCTGTCCACCATTGCGTGCGGCGATACGCGCCTGAAGTTTTACAGTTTCAGCGTCCTGCGGTTGCACCGCAAAGGTGCTGAGTGCGGTCTGTAGCTCCGTCACGACGGCGGTGTAGTTCTGGCGTGCCGTGGCGTCTTCCGGGTTAGCTGCCAGCGTGTCGGTCGCGATGATTAACTTTTCTCCCAGATCAGCAACAAGATTCGCGTGTGCGCTGAAATCCCGGGTTACTGGCTGTGCGTCTGCTGCTGCGGGTGCCGGGGCCTGTGCCGGTGCGGGTTGTTGCGCCTGTGGTTGCGTGTTCGCCTGTGCGTCAATTTTCGCCGTCATGGTGACAATCTGGGCTAACAACTGGTTCGCCTGTTCTTTGGTCATGGATTCTTCCTCATGATGATTTGTTGTGGTGTCAGCGACCGGCGTCAGACGCCCAAGACTGAACATCTCAATATTCCCGGCGGCGGCATACTGCGGACGTGACCCCGGTGTGCTGGTTTCCGCCGATTTGATTTCTATGCGCTGGGTTCCGAGACTTGCCGGGCTGTCGGTTGCCGCCAGTCCGTACAGGTAGGTTTTCCCGGTGTTGGCGTAGTTCTCCCAGAATTCGCACGAGGTAAAGAGCTTCTGGCCGCGCTCGTTGAGGTTAACCAGTGCCTGGTTAGGCTCCAGCTTCGCCATAAGGCGCAGCCTTCCGGCGTCTTCTTTAGCCGCCAGATCGGAAACAAGCCCCAGATTGAAAGTAAATTCCCGTTCCTGAAGGCTGTATACGGGGTGATTCGGCCAGATCATCGCCGTGTATTCGGCGGTGCTGTAGTTGTCAGCGGCCTGCTGGATCATTTCGCGGGTAATGGGGCGACCGTCGATGGCGTAACCCTCGGTTGCTATGCATATCCAGTCAGTGATGTATTTCTGCTTTGCCATTTCATAACCGCTTTTTGGTGTGTCCGGTGGCATTATCACGGCTGTTTTTGCGGGTTTCACCTGGCGGAGTTCGGGGCTTTTCGTACATGACGCCATGTACGAAAGTCATCGAAATTTAGTTATATTTCAGGCGCTTCTGGCTCTTTATGATGGGCGCATGAAATACGCCGATGAAGTCAGGGACGCCGCCCGCGCCCTTTATCTGAAATTCAACACGCCAAAAGAGATAGCGGCTTCGCTGGGGCTTCCTGTGCGCACCGTTTACAACTGGGCTATCCGGGGTAAATGGAACGAAATGTTGCCCGCTGAGTCGGTGGAAGTGGCTATTGCCCGGCGCGTTGAGCGACTGACCAGTAAGGACGGTAAAAACGAACTGGAGCTTGAAGAGCTGCGTTTTCTGGTATCGCAGCACGTCAAGCTGATGGCGCAGAAGAACAAACACGCCGAACGGATGGAAGAGATCCGGGCGATGGTTAATACCGGTGTGTCGGCAAATGACGGCTGGCAGGGTGGTGGTGAAGAGGGTGACGGTGAGGGCGGTAAAAAAAGGAAACGACCGCGTAAAAATGACGTCAGCGGACTGACAAAAGAAATTTTTGATGAAAAGGCCGCCGGGCATCTGTTCGAATATCAGCAATACGTGCGTGAGCACAGCGATGAATTGTTCCGCTTTATTCTGAAGGGGCGACAGGAAGGATTTACCTACTGTTTCGCATGGGAAGGGTTCGAAAAGGCCGTTCTCACGGGTAAGAACCAGATCTTCTTTTCCGCCAGTAAACCTCAGGCGGAGGTATTCCGCTTCTATATTCTCAGTATCGCACAACAATTCTTCGGTATTGAGCTTAAAGGCAATCCGATTCGCCTCAGCAATGGCGCAATACTGCGTTTTCTGGCAACCAATCCCAATACGGCGCAGTCCTACAGCGGCGACCTGTATGGGGATGAAGTTTTCTGGATACCGAAATTCGCCCGCCTGCATGAAGTGGCGTCGGCGATGGCGACACATGACGAGTTCCGTATCACCTACTTTTCCACACCCAGCGCCAAAACGCACCAGGCTTACAGACTGTGGACGGGTGACGAATGGAAGGGTGACGATCCGAAGCGTAAGGTGGCAGAATTCCCGACCAACAAGGAATTGCGTAAAGGTGGGCAGGTCTGCCCGGATGGGATCTGGCGCTACGTTATTACGATGGAAGATGCGTGCGCTAAAGGGCTCAGTGCGAAGGTCGACATTGAGAAGCTGCGTAACCGCTACAGCGCCACGGCGTTTGCCATGCTGTACATGTGCGAGTTTACCGACTCCCGCGACGCAGTGTTCAAATTCTCCGACCTTGAAAAATGTGAGGTTGAGTTCGGTATCTGGCAGGACTTCGACCCGACTGCGTTACGGCCTTTTGGTAATCGTGAGGTGTGGGGCGGCTTCGACCCGTCACGAACGGGCGACAACTCAACGTTTGTAATCGTGGCCCCGCCTGTTGACCCTAAAGAAAAATTTCGTGTACTGGCCGTGTATCAGTGGGTAGGGCTTAACTTCACCTGGCAGGTTAAGCAGATAGAAGAGTTAATGAAACGCTACCGGTTTACACACATTGGTGTGGACATTACTGGTATTGGCCGGGGCGTACACGATCAGTTGATACGATCCGCGCCGCGTGAGGTGATGGGGATAAACTACAGCGTGGATAACAAAAATAAACTGGTTCTGAAAATGATTGATCTCATTGAGCGGCGACGTATCCAGTGGGTGAAAGACGCGGTTGATGAGGTGACAAAAGAGCGGGCTGATATCCCTCTGGCGTTTATGGCCATCCGCCGTGTTATGACTGCCAGCCAGAACGCGATGACATTCGCCGCCGAACGCAGCGAAACAACCGGTCACGCGGACGTCTTTTTTGCCATATCGCACGCGGTCTGCAATGAACCGCTGGACTATGAATATGACCGCCCCTCAGTGTGGGCATTCGGGAACGCTGCATGAGTAAACATAAAAGCGCGCGCCTGCGTAAAAAGGCACAAACAGAAAATTTTACCCCCGGACGCGGCAATGTTATCACTTTCGGGGAACCGGAACCGATACTGACTACCGGCACGGAATACATCAACGTCTGGTATAACGGCAGTTATGATTACTGGATGTTACCGATAGACAGACTCGCACTCGCGCAGTTGCCGAACCTCAACGCCCAGCATGGCGGCGTACTGTATGCACGTAAAAATATGGTGTGTGCCGGATACCTGGGCGGCGGACTGACGACCGATCAAATGGAAATGGCCGTCTTTGACTACCTGCTGTTCGGCGATGTGGCGTTTCTGAAAGTCCGTAACGGATGGGGGCGGGTGGTGGCGCTGGTGCCGCTGCCGTCTTTATATCTGCGGCGCAACAAGCAGCTTGATTTTATCCTGTTACAGGAAGGTGATCCGCTGGTCTATTCGCCGTCTGATATTGTGTTTTTGCGTATGCATGATCCGCGCCAGCAGATTTACGGACTGCCTGACTATATCGGTGGTATTCATTCGGCGCTACTGAACAGCGAGGCGACCATATTCAGGCGCCGTTACTATCACAATGGGGCGCATATGGGTTTTATTATGTACGCGTCTGACCCGAATATGTCAGTTGAAGCCGAAGATTCCATACGTAAAAAAATAGAAAGCGGCAACGGTCTGGGTAATTTCCGTAACATGTTTATCAGTATCCCCAAAGGAAAGCCGGACGGGATAAAAATCATTCCGGTCGGGGATATCCAGCAAAAGGACGAGTTTTCGAACGTGAAGAATATCAGCGCCCAGGATGTACTGACGGCGCACCGCTTCCCGGCCGGCCTTGCCGGGATTATCCCGCAGAATGCCACGGGGCTTGGCGATCCTGATAAGGCCCGCGCTACCTACGGACGGGATGAGGTGACGCCTGTTCGCCGTAAAATCATGCAGGCCGTGAACAGCGACCCCGAAATACCGCAGACGTTGCATCTGAATTTTACACTGGAAGACGGGGAAAATACGGCTTCAGTGCCGTCTGATGAAAAATAGCGCGGAAAAAGCTATATTATCCCCGTAACGGGCCAGATTGCGGGGGTTTTATGGCGGGTGTGATGAAAATTGAATGTCCGGCGTGCCACTGTCGGGCCACTATACGCAAAACAGCATGGCAGGATGACGCAAAAACGCTGGCGATAGTCTATTGCACCTGCACTAATTCTGACTGCAATATGCGGTTTTCACTTAATCTTTCCGATCTTCGCGTGATTTCACCCAGTGACCTGCACACTGATGGCGTCGTCAAAGCATTACTTCAGCGACTTAAACCTGACGAAAAACAAATGGCGCTGGATATTCTCCTTAGCGATGGCGCGTAAGTGCCGTTCTGTCAGCCCCCAGTAATTCCGCTTCCTCGCCCGGACAGACTCGCCACTGCGCGGCTCCCTAATCCGGGCTTGCGGCGAGCGGGTTAATCTCTCTTTTTCAGATATATTCATCATCTGGTACAACTTGTACGCTATTGCGCGGTAGGGCGATACATGCATATCGCCCCGGTCTGAGCGGTATCAGGCTGCCCGGTGAACGGCCCCGACAGATGGATCGATGATGATTTCAAAATCGGTAAATAATGCTTTCGGGTGTATGGTATTGCCTTTCTTTTCCAGACTGACAAATCCGTACCCACTCAGCATTTTCAACGTTACGGACAGGTTGCTTAATTTTCTTCCTGACATTTCCGCCAGTTCTGTCATTGTCTGGGGTTTTTCTTCGTCCATCAGACGCAGCAGGGCAATATTTTCATTACTCAGCGCCTGCCCTACGGCATGTAGCGAAGAAAACCATACTTTGGGTTCATCTGGCTGAGGCTTGCGTTTCCCTCTGGCGACATCCAGTAGCCGCTGGCGGAGGATATTTTCAGGGATAATCCCGATGCGGGCTTTCATTGGTTCCCCCTTGTGATTTCGTCAATAATGCGATCTACGTTAGCGAAAAAGTCAGATAAAAGCTGCTCCGCAGAAATGAATTCATAGGGATAGCCTTTATCAAATGATGTGCGATGCACATGGTCGTAAACCGTTAATTTCCCTGTGAATCGTCCTTTTTTGGGTGGTTTGATTCCATGAGCGTTGTCCATCCCAAATACACGGGAATTGTACTGATCATGTAATGTCAGGTTGTAACGTACCCCGTGGGGTCTGAACTGACTCGGACTTACCCGGTAGGCTTCAATTTTCCACCAGTAACCATTATCCATATGGTGCTGATAGCCATGCATATCCAGGAGGGTATCAAGCCCATAATCTTGATCATTCATAATGTAAGACATTAACAGGGTAACTTATGAGTCAATCATAACATGTAATTCACGTTATTCAATGCCCTGTTTTGGGTTTAAGTGGTTTGATGTGGTTCCTGTTGTTTTATTTTAGTTAATTAAATATGCAGACCGTGGTGTGTTCCGGTGCGTAGGTGACTCTCTGACAGGCCTCAGTAATTCCGCTTCCTCGCCCGGACAGACTCGGCGCGGCTCCCTAATCCGGGCTTGCGGCGAGCGTTACTATCTCTCTTGTTTTTTCAGATATCGCGCAGCTATTTCTGCTTTATGTGTCAGTATCCGGCGTGACCTTTCCAGTTTCTCGTGCTCTTTTTCCGCTTCGAGTTCTCTGTATATGTTCATAACCTGGCGAGCAGGGCAAATTACGGGCGGTGTTTCCGGTGCGGGCGGCTGTGATAATGGTATGTCAGCGCAGGGGGTTTTCTGTCCCTGGCGTTCAGCGCGTACCATTATCCGGTATAACTGGCCGTCAAAGCGTTCTTCGCCCGGACGGTAGGCTGTGTACTTTCTCATCTCTGCCCCCTCAGTTTGTTTACTCGCGATAAAATGCTGCTGTATTGCTGTTCCCGGCGTTCGGCTACACGTTCAGGATCGGAATGGGCGAGGCAACGGGCCTCGTCACCGTAACGCAGGTCTTCTTCATTCAGTGGGTTATGGCATTCGCGATGGCCGCACCATTGCTGGCGCTTAACGACAGTCACGTTACCGTTTCTGACCTGAAGGTAACTGTTGGCGCCATAACCAATCATCCGGCCACGAAGCAGGTGCGCGATCTCGTCCTCATCGTCGATCCCGCGCGTGCGCAGTTCTTTAATGATGCGCACCTGCGTGCTTTCACCTCCGGCGATGTTTTTTTGCCTGTACGGATGTGGCGGAATAACCCACGACGTGCGGAAAATGTCGGCATCCGGCCCGTCTGCACCGGAATATTCACCTGGCTGATATTCCGCCCCCAGCGTACTGATGATTTGCTGGTCAATGGTCTGCTGAACCGGGGTAATGTTGGTGGCTATTTTTTCATCATTTATTGGTTGTTTTTTGTTCAAAGTACAGTTATTGACACGAGTCCTAGCGGTCGCGGACGCGACCGTAAGGTCAAAAGATGAACACCCGATTAGCTCCGACGCCGTATCCGGCGTCGGCTGTTTTTTGACCATTTTCCATTTTTTGATATGGGTGATGATGGGGGCGAGTCCGGGTTCGTGCTGAAGGTAAATTCCTTTCATAATCTGGTTAAAGGTGCCGTAACGTCCGGCCTGTTTTTGTTCCTCGTACCACGGGCGAAGCGCCAGATCGCGACGGCTGACCAGCGGGCCACCCTGCAACATGACGTAGGTTTCCCAGTCGCCATCATCGGCGGCGTTGTGGAGTTCGGCGAACGTGGTGCCAAATTTTGCTGCCAGCGCCTTATCCCGCATCCGACGCAGTTCACGCCAGACGGAGACCGGCGCACCGCCCACAAACTGGAACTGACGGATGCCCCAAAGTGACGCCCACGCGGTGGCGTGTTTTGCGGTCATCAGGCAGGGTTTGCCGGACTCGTCATCCACTTCGCCCTCCATTGCGTAGCCGTCGATATTTTTGGAGATGTATTTGGCGATGTAGGCGACGGCACCACCTTTGTCTCCGTCGATGTTTTCCACATCAAAGCGGGGTTTAATCCCTTCTCTGGTGTTGAGTTCGTTGCGGTCTTCACGTATGGCGTAGGCGCGCAGCGTTTCGGTCAGGGCGTCGGCCTGTTCCGGGCGGACAAACAGCAACATGTGCCAGTGTGGCGTACCGTCGTGGTGAGGTTCGGCCACACGCAGACCGAACACCTGTATTTCATCGCGGGCAAGGTCGGCGCGTATCTGCTGCCACAGTGTGGCGAGATACTGTTGGGTATCTTTCGGGGTGGAGTGATCCCACTTGTGGTTACGTGGCCCATAGTGCAGGCGGGCGTGATACTTCGACGGGGCGGTCATGGTATAAAACCGGCATTCAAAACCAGCCGCGATGGCTATGCGGTTAAAGCCGCCAATGCGGGTCATCAGTTCGACGCGGCGAAGGGCGGGGTTAGAGACAGAACTGTCATACACGGCGGCCACTGAAATACGCTCGCCGCTGTCCTCGTCTTCAAACTCCAGTTGCTTAAGGATCTCCCGCGTGCGCTTACGCTGAATTTCCCATTCTGAAATCTGTTTTTTGCTGCAATAGACAGATGCCGCCCGGCCCACGTCGCCGAAGGCGATTTGCAGGTGCTCCCGCCAGCGGTGGGCGAGACGTTTCAGGCGGCGACACCAGTAGCGGTCATCCTGCATTTGCAGTACGCCTGCGGTCAGGTCGGCGTCTTTGAGTTTATGGCGCCGGAATTTTTCCGCGCCTGCCGGGGGCAGGTTCAGGTGTTCAGCAACCCGCAGTCCGGCAGCGAATAGCTGACGGCCATACGCGTAATCGTCCAGGTCTTTTGCGGCCTCGTCGGCCTCGCTCATTTCGGCCCGGATGAAGATGGCAATATCCTGTGACAGAAGTTCCACATCTTCATCGGTGTATTCCGGCAGACGGTTGTAACGTTCGCTCAGTCCCTGGAGGTCGGCAAAGTGCCTGGCGGTTGCGCCGGATGCATTCATCCACGACCATACTGACGGCATGGGCCTGTCCAGATGGATGCGGTAACGATCGTTTACCGCCGTCAGCAACGGCAGTTCGCGACGGGCAAAATCACGCCATTTAAGCGCGGCGATGTAAATCCCTTTTTGCTGGTCATGCTCATCCATGCGGGCCTGAATACGCAGGCGCATAAAGAGTGGGAGCGCGCCTGTCTCCTGCTGCATGGTGGATTCCAGTTGCTCACGCGCCTGCCGTTCGCGGGCGGCTGCGGCGATATCCTCCATGCTGGCGCGTTCAAGTCCGATAGCCTCGCGGGGTTTATTCCACGGGTACGGGTAAACCGTCGTGTCCGGTGCCTTGCCGGGAAACGGCGGTGGTGGCGTGGGTGCGTAACGGCCGTGAGAGGTGGTCACTCACACACACCTGCGTAAATACTGGAACAGGCGGCATTGCTGTTGATATCTGCCAGTAAATCGAATTGCCGCCCCCCCCTGGTGGTCATAGCCCAGTCCCGGTAAGACTCAATCCCGTACCTTTCTATAGAAATGCACTCAATGCGACGTTCTGACTTATGAGGATCGTTCGTTGATGGAAAAAACGTGGAATTACCACGGCGGGATACGGCGGCGACCAGGCGTTCCCACTCAGCAACGCGGGCAATCTCTTCCGGCCAGCGGCGAAATATCTCGGCAAGTTCTGCTTTGTTAACGTGTATGCAGGGCATACAACCAACCCGACCACAGCCCTGTTGATAAAGTGGATTGGGCTTTATGCCGTGGCGTCTGGCGATGGCGAAAACATCGGCGTGTAGCCATTTATGAATTGGTCGGTATATGCATAGGCCGGGTCTCCCGTCTGCGTCTTCCTCAAATTCAGGAAGTTTTTTGCGGGCTGGCGATTCTTCAGCGCGCACCCCTTGCCAGCTTATGACGTTGTCATATTCATCAAGAAGCGGATCGATAATCTGTTCTTTTATTGGAATGTGCTTCAAATCGAATGTACAGAAGCGGGCGCGGGTTGACGGGAAGCGGCCTTTCCACAAACATAGATCCAGAAAAGGAATCCCGGTCGGGTGCAGGACTTCCAATGCGCGGGAAACGGTAGTCTCTGCCTGTTTGACGGTCAGGCCGCACTCTTCAACCAGTGAAATGGGCCACTTTGCTCCAATGAACAGCCGTTTATTTGCAATGCGGTTTGAGAAGTCAGCCTTAACCCGCTTTATTGTCCCCAGCCTGCTTTCCAGATAATCCAGATAGGCCATTGTTTGCGGGTGCTCATGACCTGTATCAGCAAATACAGGTACATGATCAACATCATTTTCAAGCGCCAGCAGCCATTGGGCGAGACTGTCCTTACCTCCCGAAATGGAGATAACGTTGATTGTTCTGTCTGATTTGCAACGCGGATCTGTAGTAGCCATCATGGGAGGTACTCCCTTGCGATGGCGGTGGCGATGTATTGTGTAATCCAGGCAGTACGTTCGGGATTCAGGTGGCATTCCCTGCGGCGCTGTTCGGTTAAATAATGCTGTGGACTTTCGTTGAACGGCAATTTTTCGTTCAGGCCCGCAGCCACAAAAGCGGCGTGCATTTCTTCTAACGGAGCCTGGCTATCACCCCCGACGGAAACAAAGTAATCCCAGGCATTTGCGCACAGACCGCTGCCGCGTTTAAACAGACCACCCTCTACAGCACCGCCAGCTAACCAGATGTAGTAGGACAGATAAAATGCAGTTAATGCCACCGAAGTTCTGCCAGCCGTTACAGACTTAGCGGCCACCCCTTGTTTATTTGCGGGTCTCAGAAACATGACTCGCCCTCCTTTACAACATGTTTTTTGACGACGGCATACAGACGGCGCATGGTGCGGAATCGTGGGCGGGCTTGCAGGTGTTGCGGCGCGCATTCCCCGTCAAAGCAATACAGACTGCCGAACGAATACCAGCGATTTCTAATCCAGACTTCCACTGTGTGCTCACCAGCGGAGAAGGTCGCCGTGTACTCACCAACGGACAGTAAAACCCCCTCATCAAGGAGCTTATTAAGCCGGGCGTCCCATTCCTGACTGAACGGCAGTTGATACATGCCAGTCAGGGTGTTAGCGATATGGCAAAGGTAATCTTTCAGCATGATGCACCCCCTTTACGGCTTTCCGGGGTGGAGATTTCCAGGCGTAACCGTCTTGCCAGGTTGAACTCTCTTTTTGCGCCGTCTGAATCCTCCCAGCCATCAAGCAGGTAAATTTCGTCAGCACTGCGCAGCATGGCGAAGCCGATATCCATGTAATGCTCATAAGCAAGCCCGTCCGGGAGCATGGCCGGGTTAAGTACGGTATGGCCTTCCGCCCAAAGATGGGTTGCTGTTTCGATGAATTTTTTTCGGTTGAAATTAGGCTTGCCCGTCATGGGGCCTGCAATATAGATAACGGACATCAGAAACCCTCCGTTAGTACGCGGTTGGTGGGATGGATATTGAAAAAGCCAGCGTTTACATCGATGTTCCGGTACTGGCCATGCAGCACACCGATCACTTCCTGCGCTTTCTCTCGCGCCTTGCTGCTGGCCGCAACAGAACGACGAACGTTCAGGGGGTGAAGTCTGAACGGTGAATAGATCCTGCGGGTCTCTTCGGTGTCGCTGTTGGAGATAACGGACGTAACGCCGTAAAGCTGACTGGCCTGCACCAGATGCGCAGTCAGCGCCCGGTGGTCGTCTTTGGTAAACGCTTTACCGTTGTAGTGGGTGAAGCTGTCTTTTTCGTCGAGTGGCAGATAGGGCGGGTCGCAGTAAATAACGGCGTCAGACAGCTTACCTGCATGGAACGAAATACCGGGGCAGATATCAGGAAGCGCTTTCAGGGTGGTGCGGAAGTCCGCACATACAAAGCGGGTTGCGGTATCGCGGGCTTTTTCGGCAAACAGACGCATTTCCATATAAGGGAAATACGGCAGGTCATGTTTACCGAACGGAACGTTAAATTCCCCCTTCAGGTTGGTACGGTGCAGGCCGTTGAAGCTGTAGCGGTTCAGATAAAGAAACAGTGCCGCCCATTGCAGTTTTTCGCCGCTCAGTCTGTCATGGGCAAGGGATATCGTGTTAAACGTCCGGCGATTGCGGTTATAGGCTTCGCGTGTGCCGCCGTCTTTGAATAATGACCATGTGCGATCGATTAATGCCCCGGTTTTGTAAGTCAGGTGGATGTAAAAATTAATCAGTGCGGGGTTGCTGTCACACAGTACGTAATGGTCGTAGTCCGTATTCATAAAGACGGAACCCCCGCCCACAAACGGCTCAATCAGATACTTCGCTTTGGGCAAATGCTCACGCAGGTGTGGCATAACCTCATATTTGCCGCCCGCCCATTTGAGCGGGGAGCGCTGATTCAGGACGCCTTTCATGCATTGCCATCCTGCTGTTTTTTTGGGGGGTATGACACAGGTTCCAGCGTGATTTCACGGCGGATGTTGCGGGCGCGTAGCTGCGTGCCGTCGGTCAGGAAGATAAAGCGTTCGTCATCCGGCCCGGTGATGTTGTCCAGTAGCGAGCGGTCAGGGTTGATATGGCGCTCCCTGATGCGACACTGGTCGCCGGTGGCTACGTTTTCGCACAGAATGCAGATAATGGCGGGTTTCATGCGTCAGCCCTCCACTGCGATAACATCTGAATGTTGGTAAAGGTGTACAGCCAGTACATTTCGTTCAGCGGGTCTGCGTTGGGGTAAACGTCCCGCATGAATACAAAAAGCCCGGTGCGTGGATGATTTGCCGGGTTAAAACCGTCTGTAATGGCGTGTTGGTCGGTTATCTGGTCGCCCTTTATGACGGAAATGTCCGCAATGAAGGCGATGGCGAACGGAACCCACTCGCCGCCTTCGGTTTCCGTGACCAGCTCGATATTGCTCAGGGGCTGGTAAGGCTGTCTTTTCAGTAGTCCGGCAAGGTTCGATACGCGGGTAAATACCGTCCCTTTATCAAAAATCAGGGTTGCGCCAGCGCTGTAGTCAGGGATGGTTATATCTTCGGACAGGGTGTCCCTGTGGAAAAATTTGTCTGAATCGTGGTCAGACTGAAAACAGCGAAAATCCATCATGCGGAGTGTGGTTGTCTTCTGGCCGCTGGCGAACGCTTCAATGAAGCGGGGCTTAAATTTCATCTGCAACATTGTTTAATCCTCTTCACGTCTTTGTCGGGGTGAGTGGCGTTATTTACTGTGGGATTAATTCCAGGTGTTTCGCCTTTACCCAGCGGTTATCCTCAAATTCGGAGTCGAAGCGGACGTAATACCGATGCTCGGTGCATGAACTGATAGAGCTACCGACTACTGTTCCGCGTTGGTTAGGGTTCGTTTTCAGGCATACGCGAGTACCTGTTACGAAAGGCGTGTAACAGGCTGTGGTATCCGGGCCGCTTGCCAGGTCAACGGCAACAGCGGGGTTAGCCGCTTTCTGAAAGGCGACAAGCTGGGCGCGGAGTTTTTCGTTTTCTTTAACGAGTTGTTCGATGGCGCTGGCGGCAACGGCGTGAGGTTCAGACATTAGCGCAACAAAAAAATCATCGTCGTCAGCCATTGCTTTGGCGTGCATACGCAAAAATAACGCCCCGGCTAATGCTTTTTGGGTAAGGGTTTTATTCGGGTTAATCATTGTGTTTTCCTTTATTCAGGTTGTACGAATCCCGCCGCGTGAGCGGTGTGTTAATGTCTGGGGTCAGTTAATTAAAGACGGTGATGCGCTTTGCGCTCTACCTCTTCTTTTCGTTGAATGTATTTTCTGTATTCACCGCGCGTTTTTTTTGGCGATGCCGGGCCAGTATTTTCCTGAAAACATCAAGAAGCATTAATAGCCATACGGCCAGAAACAAAATCAGCGCGACCAGCGATATAACTGCCAGTGATTCCGGGACGGTGAATGAATAGCTGATATTCATTGTTATCACTCCGTAATTCTGGCAGGTTCAGGCACAACGCCGTCAGTTAATTGTTTCACCATCCAGTTAAGTTCTTTCAGGTCTTTACTGGCGCTTGTGTCTTTTGAATAAAAAAGTGTAGTACGGACACTCAAAATGCCGTGCTTCATAATGTCAAAATGCGTCCCTTTCTGGCGGGGATTAGCTTCATTGTCGAAGTGGTATCCCTGTAAGAACTCGTTTACCTGTTCTGCCGTGTGTTTCCTCATAACATCATCCTCGCAGTGTGAAAAAGTACCGGGATTGCCGCCTGGTCGGGGTCGTGATTCAGGCTACGAATGCGGGCGGGCCTGTTTGGTTTCTGTATAACAGAAGACTTCACTCAAAAAATTCTGGTGCTGTTTTAAGTCTGATTCTGCAATGGCTTTATCGCTGTTGATATCTTTCAGTCTGTTTAAGCATTTCTCTTCAAGTTCAATGTGAGTCACAACGTTGTTAAGCCATATTCTGAGGTCTTTTTTATTCATATATCCCGCATGAATATAAGGGGATGACGTGTGTACTGCCGGGTCTGAAGTGTGGCTTGCTGGCGCTTCTGTTGCCGGTTCTTTGTAGAGTGCGTTAATCAGTCCATCCAGACAGGAAATGTCGAGCGGCTCAATACCATCAAAAGTGGTGTCTTCGGCTTTACTCAGGGTGACTTCACTCAGACAGGCGAAACAATAATCCAGTGACGTGATGTTCATGAAGCACGGCGACAGATGTACGCAGCCATGCGCCAGACTGTGGATAATGCTTTGCATGTCCAGGTGTTCGGTGTCGAAGATGAGATCTCCGCGCAGCTGGGCTTTCCCGTCCGCTTCTGTGTAATACAGGTTTTTTATCTCGCCGACTGTGGAGGCGAAGTTTTCATCTTCATACAGTGACTGCAAACGCAGAAGAATGATGTTGTTGCCTTTGGCGTAATTACCTGCAACGACGGCAAGCAGTTTTTCGGATATGCACTGGCTGCTGTATTTCGTTACGCCTTTAATAGCGATCTGTGCGTTTTCGATAGTGAGTTTCATTTTTTATCTCTTAAAAAAATATAAGTGCAAATGGACTAGCCTTTATGTTGGTCCCGATTAATTCCTTTAACGGTGTCGTTATTCCGTCACCTCAACTATTCACAATGGCATCTTTCAGCATAGCGACAAGATTCACCTCAACAGCATCTTTGGCTTTTTCTTTGGGGCGGATAATGATCCGGCCATCTCGTACCATTCCTCTGCATGTTTTGACTGGCGTACCCGTCATTTCTGCATACTTCTCTAGGCGGACGTAAGCTGTAGGTATGTTGATGTTGATCGTTATATGGCTCATTCTTTTTCATCTCCCTCCTGAGTGATGAGCTCAAGGCCGCGCATGAAAATGACGTGGGCCATGTTGCAGTCAGTACGAAGCTCTTTCTTTGCCAGTTCCTCTACGGTTTTACGAACTTCCGGCGTCAGACGCAGGGCGATCGGTCTGCCTTTAAAAGCACCTTTAGGCAATCGCGACTTATGGGCGTGCTGTTCTTGATTCATAGTGATATATTGTGACTCTCTATTGGTTCGTTAATAGCATTGTGGTGTGATAAAACACACCTGTCAAGGGGTTTGGTGTGAAAAAATCGATTGGTGTGCGTTTGAAGGAAGAAAGAGAAAGGCTAGGACTGAGTCAGGCTGCTATGGGGGATATAGGAGGGGTTAAAAAGTGGACTCAAATTAAATATGAAAAAGGGGACAGTTCTCCAGATTCCGTTTACTTAGCGCTTTTATCCAAGTTTGGTCTTGATATTCAATATGTTGTGGTTGGTGAGCGCTCTATGTCGGTGCTTAGTAATGGTGAAAGCGAGCTTTTATCGCTTTATCGTTCTGCTCCATTGGCTGTTAAAGCGGCAGCTTTGGCAGCGCTTACAGCCGGGAGTTCTGCTTCTGTCAACGTATCTGGTAATGGCAACCGTGTAGCGGGTGGGGATTATCACGAAGAAAAAAAATAAGCTGCAAGAAGGATGGTAGAGCATGAATTTAAACTCAAACGGGGATAAGAATAAGATTGCGGGACGTGATTATAAAGAAAATAACGTTCAGATTGATAGTCTTGATAGCAGCCAGACAATTAACATCAATGTTCTTGCCAAGAGAATGGATGAGCGCCCGTTAGTAAAGTCGCAACGCGCCAGTATAAGGCAACTTGTAAACGCTATAGCTGAGTCTGAAAACACAGAAGCAGCGACAATTTGGGTAAAGTTGCATGCTGAACTTGGCGTGAACGGTGTGGGTGAGATATCAGGTAGGCAGTATAAAGCAACGTTAAGCTTCCTTAATGCATTATTAGCCGACAGTAAAGAAAAAAAAGCTAAAAAACATCTTGTCGCTAAAATTCTGGACAAAACAAGGGAATGCGAGTTACGACATAAACTGAACGATTATTGCGGTATTTATTATAAAACTACACGGTTGGATGAATTAAGCCACAATCAACTCGTTGAAATTTATGAGTGGGTAGAAAAAACAGTACCAGTTACCTCATTTGACTATAAAGAAGATATGACGGTTTCCTTTGATGGCAATCCCAGAGCCAATAAACATATTAATAGAATGACATTTGTTGAATTGCTGACAACACATTATTTAGTGTTCGTTATCGTATTTGTTGCTGGTTTCATTGTGGGTGAAGTTTTCTCTAAAATTTGAAATAGGGATAAATAAAATGAAAACCATTTGTTTTACGGGGTTTAATAAAACAAGAAAATCTGAATTGATGCAAATTGCAAATAATAGAGGGTTTGTAATAAAAAATGATGTAACTGTTGGCTTATCCTATTTGTGTTGCGGTGAAAATGCTGGGCCAAAAAAAATTAGTAAAGCTAAAACTATTGGCGCGGTACTCATGTCTGAAAAGTCCTTTTTGGAATTAGATCTTGAAGTTGAGCCAGTTTCTATTATCGATGATGTACAGTCAACAGAAACTCTACCTATAGCTGATGATTCATTACAAAAAATAAGTATTTATGATGAGCATCCGTTACTGGATTACCTTTGGTCGGCTACTGATGCGGGGAAACGTATTTCAATAATTTACCACGGAGGGAGCAATCCCGGTGTTGTCCGGGATATAATTCCTCGTTCAATTAATGAAAACTTTACCTTGCAAGCGGTGGATCTGAATAGTAACTCAAGTGCTGTTAAATTATTTGCAATTGAAAATATTGAAGTTCAAGGATTGGAGCGATTACTTATTCCTGATGCTCTTAATCCCAGAAAAAACAAGCATGAGATAACTAGCGATATTAAATTTAATAGTATAGGTGATGTTCATTTAGCACTAAAAGATACTCTTGAAGGGATGGGGTGGTACGTAGCAACTTACGAAAAGAATGGTTTATGTTCTCGTCTTGATGTATGTAATTTTTTTAAAAACGGCAAACCTCGTAAAAGCCCTGTTGTTACCTTATATTATGAACCAGAAAACAAAACTCGCCCTTATGTTTGTAAGTGTCGGGAAATTAGTTTGGCAAATACCTATAGTAACCTTGATCATGCTGCAAGTATATTTCTAACAATAGCATACGAAATCTCATTAATAGCCAATGATAAGGTTGATTCATGACTGTACGCAAACTTCCTTCAGCTAAATGGCTTTGTGAATGTTATCCATATGGGGCGAGTGGGAAGCGTGTTCGTAGACAGTTTGCTACAAAAGGTGAGGCGCTTTCATATGAGCGCAAATTGATGGCTCGTACTAATATTTCCGTAGGCGATGATTCAAAACGACTTTCGGAACTGGTTGATACTTGGTATGAGATGCATGGTAAGACATTGACTACGGGTGAAGAACGGCAGGCTAAGTTGAATGCTGTATGTGAGAGGATGGGTGATCCGCTTGTTTCAGAATTTGACCGTAATATGTTTGCTGTTTACCGGAAGCGTCGGCTATCAGGTGAATGGAGTGCCAATAAGAAAAAGCCAACTAAGGAAGCTACCGTAAATCGTGAGCAGTCATATTTGCACGCTGTTTTTTCTGAGTTAAAGCGACTTGGTGCGTGGGCCGGTGAAAATCCTCTGGAGGGTGTACGTCACTTTAAAGTAAGTGAAAGTGAACTTTCATTTCTGTATGAAGACGAGATCGAGAAGCTTCTTTCGGTTTGCGATGAATCAGGTAATGCCGATCTCGGTACTGTTGTTCGTGTCTGTTTGGCGACTGGAGCCAGATGGAGTGAGGCTGAAAAATTGACACAATCTCAGGTTTTACCTGGGCGGATCACATTCACGAATACCAAGAGCAAGAAAAACAGAACCGTCCCGATTTCGGATACCATCCAGAAGCTACTACCCAAACGTCGGGGTCGTCTCTTCTCAAACTGCTATGAAGCTTTTACCTGGGCGTTAAAGAAAGCAAAAATTGAGTTGCCGGAAGGCCAGCGCACTCACGTTCTTAGGCATACGTTTGCAAGCCACTTTATCATGAATGGGGGAAATATTCTGGTGTTACAGCAGATACTAGGACACAGTACAATTTTGATGACGATGCGATACGCACATTTTGCCCCAGACCATCTTGAAGCGGCGGTAATGCTCAATCCATTGGATCGCATTTACAGTAAAAATAGTGGCGATGAAAACGCACTATAG